CACGTCCTGCACCGGGTAGGCCGCGACCTGGAACACGTTGCCGTAGATCGACCGCCACTGCGGAACCATGTCCACCGGCCCCGGGCCTCTGTGGCCTTCGGGCCACCCCCACTTGTCCAGCGCTTCGAGCATCTGCGCAGGACGGGCAGGGAGGGGCCTGTGGACCTCATAGGACAGCGGGCAGGGGTCACCCTCCTCGACCAGCCAGTCATGCGTCAGCTTCAAGCTCCGGGGCCACCAGATGCCTGCGTTGTCGGGGAACTGCGCGATGTGCTCGGCCAGCGTGGCGTTGCGTCTCACCGGGAGCACCGCGCCGGTGGGGTCGAGGCAGAAGAAGTCGTCGTTCATCCAGAGGACTTCCTCGTCCCCGAACCCGAAGTCGCACAGCGCCTTGGCCGCGAGCCACACGTTGTCCCACACGGCCAGCGCCACGGACCTGTGGCGGTTGCCGTCGATGTGGCAGTCGGGCGCCAGCCAGGAGGGCCTGTAGCCGACCGTCCACAGCTCGGGCTCGTCCCAGCCGCCCACACCCAGGTGCAGGTTCGTCTCCCACGAGCGCGCCGCGTAGCGCAGCTCCTCGTTGTGGTCTCCCGGGCGCACCGGGCAGATGAGCTTCATCGGTCATCCCTCCTGTCGTAGTCGCGCCAACCCAGCCAGAGCGTGACCCACACCCCGAGGGTGATGAGACCACCGAACACGAGTCCGGCCCACGCTTCGGCGGTCATCGGATCGCACCCCAATACGCCTCGTCCTGCACGATCGACAGGAGAGTGCCGTACGACAGGGGCAACCAGAGGGCGTAGACCACGACGCGGAACAGCCAGTCCCCGGACATAACACCAGTCATAGCCACAATCCGTTCCCCTTGTGCTTGCGCTTCAAGTGTGTCTGCGCCCGGTTCTCGCGGACCTTCCGGCGCGGGTGCCGGAACATCCAGGCCCGGCACGAGCAGGCGATGGTGTCCTGCTCGTCAGTGCCGGGCTTGCCGTGACGGATCACGGGCATCGCCACGTCGCGGGGCCGGACGTTCCCGCCAAACGGTTTCTGGAAACCTTCCATGCTCATAGGGTCCTGTCTCCGATCCGGTCCACGACGAAGGCGCACTCCTCGGGGCCACGGGCCAGCTCGGTCGCCCCCACGCGCCACCGGGTCTTGAACTCGCCCCACGCCTTTGCCTCGTGGTCTTCCCAGCCGGGGTAGCCGTGGAACTCATCGAACACGAAGATCGTGCCGAGTCCGATCGAGCAGGCCACCCCCTCCAAGGCGGTGACCGTGGACGAGTACAGGTCGCAGTCGATGTGCACCAGCGAGAGCTTCGGGAACTCGAAGTCGGGCACGGTGTCCTCGAACCAGCCGGGCACCAGCATGGACCTCGGCGGGGGGAAGCCCACCCGGACGCCGGGCGCCTTGCTCATGTCGAACATGCCCTTGGGGAACCCCTCGCGCCAGTCCTCGGGCAGACCCTTGAAGGAGTCGAAGCCGATGACTGGCTTGTGGGCGGCGATCAGGTCCAGCGAGTAGCCGCTGTAGACCCCGAACTCCGCGGCCCAGCCCCACTCAGGCACGTGGGGGAGCACGCCGCGCAGCACGGCGTAGTCGGTGTCGATGCTCACGGGGTCACCCCCAGCGCGGCGTAGCGCATGTTCTCGACGTAGGCGATCGCCACACCGAGGTCACCCCAATACAGCGCGCCCGTACCCGAGGCGTCCTCGTGGAATACGGCGTTGAGGAAGCCCACCAGATTCGGGTCACCCTCGTTGTCCACGACCTTCTTGGCCGCGAGGATCGCAACTCGGGGTACTCGGATGAGGCTCACAGTGAGCGCCCCCCGCTGCCGGTTCAGATACCAGAGCGCCTTCTCCAAGTCTTGCACCGGGTTGCCCTTGTGTCGGTGGCGCAGGACGTACTTCACCGCGTTGCCCAGGCAGAACGGCAGGTGCTCGGTCAGCTCGATGACTTCGACCCCGGAGGGGTGCGCGCTGTAGTGCGGCGGGTGGTTCACCAGATCAACCATCGGTCTCTCCCCCGACCGCATCCGGGCGGGCGTACTCGCTGAGCACGTCCAGCGCCTCGCCCAGCCCGTAGGGCTCGCGGCTGTCCTGCGTGCGGGCCGACGAGCGGAACGACACCAGGATGGTGCGCTCGCTGACATCCTCGACCGCCACGTCGATCCGACCCTCGGCCCCGCCGAGCAGGTGGATGAGCTGGCTCAGGTCTTCGCGGCCCTGGCTGTCGAGGTCGGCCATGTCGATCCCGAGGTCGAGCGCCGCGCCGCGCCCGTCGTAGTTGTCGTACGTGATCCGCGTTTCCGGAAACAGCTCGGTGACCTCCTCGGCCAGCGTCTTGGTGTTGACGTGCGGAACGCCGTCCACGGTCTCGCGCAGGCTCCGGTCCATCGGGCCGGGGGTCTGCTTGGTCTGGTTCTGCTCGGTTGCAGCGGGTCGCTGCTTGGGTGCGCTCTTCATCTTCTGTCTCTCTTCCTTGTTGGTTCTGGCTCAGTATCCAGTGCCGGACTTGCGGGCGTGGCCGACGTGGTGGGTGAAGCGGGAGTTCCACGGCCCCCACCAGCCGAACCCCCACCCCTGGGACTCCATGACCAGGCTCATGGCGGGCTCTGCGCCACCCTCCACCGCGTCAGCCTCCTCGCGGGTGGGCCACTCGCAGCTCAGGATCGCGTCGAGCGAGACGATGCTCGGGTTGGTGGTGAACGGCCTGCGGCGGGTGACGATGGGGAAGGTGTTGACAGACACCCGGTGCAGGTCGTAGCCGCGCGCGTTGTGCGACTCCATGTACCCCATCGTCCGCTCGATGCGGTAGACCGGCTGGCGCGGGAAGTTGAGCTGCGCCAGCTCGGGCCGCTTGTCCATGACGCAGGTCACGTCGGCGGCGTGGACGGGCTTGGTGAGGAGGAAGTCCTCCTCCCACAGCGCCACGTAGTCCACGCCCCTGCGGTCGCACTCCTCCCCAGCGACCTCCCACACGCGCTTCATGGCTTTGAGGTAGCCAGCGTTCCGCTCGGGGTTGACCGCCGAGAACTGGATTCCCTCCGCGTCGAGCATTCGGTGGTGCGTCGCTGAACCGGAGTCGTCCACGACGATCGGACGGTCCACCCCGGCGAAGTAGCTCCGGAGGTTGCGCAACGTCTTGGGCAGGTACTGCCCACGACGGTGGCTCAGGACGATCAACGGGATTCTGCGGGGGCACCTAGCGCTCATGGCTTCATCCTCGTCGTGTCGCCCTTCGCGGCGATAGCGTCGATGCGCTCCCGAGTAGAGCCCACGAACGTCCCGTTGCTCGCCCTGGTGGCCTCTTCGGTGAGGAGGCCCTGGCTCATGGCCGCCGCGTTGATCTGGTGCCTGTGGCCGGAGTTGATCTGGTGCGTGTGGCCGTGGCTAGGCGCCGCGTTGGGTGTCGTAGTGTTGGGCGCCGCCTCCCATTGGAGTCCCTGAGGGAGCGGGACGCTGAGCGGGACGCTGTTACCGCCGACGGGGACCGTGACGGAGCCTGCGCCCCCCGAGGACTCGCTGCGCTTCACGCAGGCACCGCAACGGACCCATCGGATGCCCTGCTGGACGCTTATCACCGACCCATCGAACTGAGCGAACTGCCCGCAGAGGGTGCACTTCACGAACAGCCCCTCATTGAGCCCGCCGAGGAACTTCCGGACGGCGTTGGCCTCAGCCGCGGTGAGCTTGAAGCCTGGCTTGAAGCTCATCTTGCGGGGGTCGGGCTTGTTGTCTTCGGTGCTCACTCGTCGTCACCCCTCCCCGGAGCCCGGTGCAGCATCAGGTGGCGGACGTCGCCCTTGGCCCGGAGCCGGATGTTCCGGCGCATGGCGCGGAGCAGCGAGCGGTTCATCGCCGTCGCCGCGCGGTCCGCGTCCGTCAGGTGGTCGCCGGTCCACCCCGGCAGGTGGTACATGTGCACCGCGGGACCTTCGACCCAGCGGGTCTTCTGCCCGGTGAGGAAGGCGTAGCCCTCCTCGATGATGTTGTCGTCGTACCAGTTGCCGTGGGTCGCCTCGGTGAAGCCGCCGCAGGTCTCGATGGTGCTCCGGCTCATTATGTTGATGGCGCCGATGGACTTGCCGTGCTCCATCACGGACTCCGCGTTCATGGTGAACAACGACGCAGAGTGGCTGGGTGCCAGCGACCACCACTCGGCCAACGGCTTCGGCTCCATCTCGTGGTAGCCGTCGCGCACGACGCCCGTCGTGGCGTCGCTGAGGTAGCGGTACGTCGTGAACGGGACCACGATGCCGTCCTGCTGCGAAGCGAGCTGGACAGCCTGCCTGATCTGCGACGGCGGGATCAGCATGTCCGCCTCGGTGAAGACGAACACGTCCGTTTCCGGAAACCGCGCCACAGCCCGGTTGTACGCCCGGTGGCGGTTGAACGGCGCGTCGCCGTCGAGGCCGTCGTCCACGACCTGCGGGGTGAAGCCGTGCGCCCACCACCAGGCCATGACGATGGTGAGGTTCGCGCCGCGCCGGAGGTCGGTGCCGCGATCCCGGAAGGGGATCACGACGGTGACCTTGGTCTCGGTGTTGATCTTGAACTTGCTGGTCAAGGTTCTGCTCCTGTCTCTGTACTTGCTCTGTCTGATCTAGCGGTCTGCGAGAAACCCGATGTCATCGAGAATCCACACAAGGGCTTCCAGCTCGGCTTCGGCCCACGGGTTCCTGCTCTGCGACTCAAGGAAGTGGAGCCGCCGTAGCAGCGCGCGGGCGTTCACCAGCTCCTCGGGCTCGAACTCGGGGTCGTCGTCCAGGCCGGGGTGCTCCCGGTAGACGCTCTGGGTGGTGTCAACCCTCATCGGCGGTGCCGACCTCCTCTCTGTCTTCTTCGTCTGGCAGGTCCGGGAACCAGTCTGCGTAGTCCTCGGGTGGGTCTGCCTTGGCCTCTTCTCCTTCGGCCAGCGGGTCAGCCACTCCCCCTGGTGAGGCGTCCTCGGCTGTGTCCGGGAACGCCGTGGCGGCGATGACGCTGGGCGGGAGTGGGATTCCGGCCAGGGTCATGGCCCCGGAGTCCAATGATACAAGATGTGTTACAGCATCCGGCGCCGTGGTGATCACCGTGGGTGCGGCGTTCTGGCCGGGGGCCGCGCGGTACTTCACCATCTTGAGCTGGCGCTGCCCGGACTTCGGCTCGATGGACACCCCGACGATGGAGTCCGCTATGTCGTGGTGGACGGTCGAGCCCCGAGCCCGGTGCGGGTTGTTGTCCGTGCTGTGCACGATGACCACCAGGACGCGGGCGCCGACCTCGGTCAGCGCGAACGTCTTGAGGTCCCGGTAGTGCGCCATTGCTTCCGCCGCGTCGTTCTGGTTGTGCCCGGCGAAGCTCGCGGAGAACGAGTCCACCACCACGACCTCGACGCCCCGCTTGCGCCAGCGCGACGCAAGCTCTCGCCGGAAGTCCGGAACGTTGAGCGGGTTGCCCATGTTGTACGCCTGCACCATCGACACCCGCTTGGCGTCGATACCCGGGTACGCCCCCAGGATGCTCCCGAACATCCGGTAGTCCATGTCGTACGAGAGGACCCCGAAGTCCCCGGCCACCTTCTGCGCCGGTTGCGCCAGGAAGTTCTGCCCGGTCGTCAGGCTGTGCAACATCTGCATCGCCATAGTGCTCTTGCCGGAGCTGGCCGGGCCGAGCACCAGGCACACACCCGTATCCTTGACCATGCCTTCGATCAGGTCGGCGGGCGGTGTCATGGCCTGTGTAGTGAGCAGATCGTGCAGGGTTCCCTCCACCAGCGCGGGGGTCTGCTCGGCGTCCAGCTCCTGCTGGAACTTGATCTTCGCTTCGTGGTTGGTCCTCAGGCGCTCGACCGCCCGCTCGACCTGCGTGTCTCGTTCGATCCGCTGCCGCATCCGGGTGCTTGCGTGCGCCGTGTACGCAGCGTTTCTCCATTCCCGGCTCGCTGTTTCCGGAAACTGGACCACGGTGTACCTCCTTCCTGTCTAGCTGATTTGGCTAGCGCTGGCTAGTTCGGGAACAGCGCCTCGGCCTCGGACATCAGCTCGCTGGCCTGGACCCCGGCGCGCTTGAGCGCGGACCCGATGGTCTTCAACGCCTCCTCTTCTTCGAGCCCGATGAGGATCGCAGGCTCGACCAGCTCGTGCGGGTCGATGCCGTTCTCGATGCAGCGGGACACCGCCCAATAGAGGCTGCGGTTGCGCTCCCCGGCCTGCCGGATGGACAGCCACTCCCGGAGGGCCGCGATGCTCGCGCGACGCTCGGAGGGCAGAAGCTCGACCGGCTGCTTGGTCGTGGCGTTGACCGGTGCCAGCGCGTCCACGATCAGGTCCCACATCAGCGGGTCGTCCGTGGACTCCTCGGTGTGGCCGATCAGCTCGTAGGCACCCTCGTAGGAGTCGGTCTCCAAGTACGACGGCGGGGCCAGCACGTAGCCGCCCTTGGCCCGCACGTCCAGCCCCAGCTCCGCGTGCGCCTTGTTGGTGAGCCCCGCGGACGCACGGAAGTACAGGTGCCACCCGCCAGACGGAGTGCGGACCACCTTCTTGCACCCGTTCAGGAGCCCCAGGTGCCACAGCACCGGTAGGTGCGCAGTGCCGTTGGCGCCGTTCTTCGTGTCCACGTCCAGCACGTCCCACACGATGCCGGTGGGGGTGCCGATCGCGGTGTTGGGCCGCGTCTGCAACCACGTCTTGATCGTGCTCCGGTCGGTGGTGGCGGCGTAGAGCCCGTTGGCGATGGAGGGTGTCTTCGCCTTCGGCCCCGCTGAGCGGCAGGGGAAGACCGGCTGGCCCTCCCGGATTAGGTCCTGGCAGGCGCGGTACAGCTCGTTGGGTGAGGGCTTGCTCACCTGTGCCACCCCGCGTCGATCAGGTCGTTCGCGAAGACCTCGCAGAACTGCTCGGGTGAGGCTTCGTACCCCTCGTCCGCGAGCGTGCGCCACGTCTTCGACAGCACCCCGACCAGCGCGCAGCGGTCGCTCTCCATGCGGTCGTGGATCAGCCGGGCCTTGAGGTCCGCACCCATCGGCAGGTACGCCAGCGGGCTGGTCAGGTCGAACTCGGAGGGGTTGATCCCCAGCAGCTCCGCGTTGTGTTGCAGGGCGCCCGACGCCTTGTCGGCCAGCAGCGGGCGCGGCGTGCCGGACCGGACGCCGATCAGCTTGTACTTCCGGAGCAGCGTGATCGCGGGCTTCACCCCGAGCCTGAGGTCGCGGGCGATCTTCTCTACGGAGAAGCGCGCCGCGACGGCCTCGTGCAGCAGGCGCTTCAACACGCGGTCGCGGTCGGTCTCGTACGCGGTGCGCGCCTTGCGCCATTCGTGGTCCGCGTCGCCCACCACGCGGAGCCGTCGCGATATCTCTTGGGCCTTCATAACGATCTGCTTTCCTGTCTTCCCTTTGTAGCCTGTCTAATCCCGAGGTTATTAGTATATCAGATTACTCGCAATAAACCCTTTCTGTAAAGCCTTCCTACAGAGCCTGCCCTGCCGTCGATTGAATGTGCGCTAGCAGTTCCTGCTCCAAGTTTCCGCTGGTCTCGTGGTTGTTGAGGATCACTTCGTCAATGGAGCCTGGTACGTAGCACGTCCAGAAGGTTACCTTCGCGCCCTTCTGCCCGATGCGGTCGAGCCGTCCCCGGCTCTGAATCCAGTCCGTCGCCCGCTCGGACAGCGACGCGAACACGGCGTGCTGAGCGGTGACCAGCTCGTTGACACTGATACTCATTGTCCGTGCCTGCGCCACCAGGATCGTGCGCTGAGGGTTTCCGGAAACATCCCCGAACCTCTCCCGGATCGCCCGCCTCTCGGGCTTCGGGGTCGCCCCGGTGATGACCTCCACCGTGACGCCCTTCTTGCGGAGCATGTCCGCGAGCATCTGGCACTCGCTCGTGAAGTACGCGAACACGACGATCCGCTGCTCGTTGGCGAGCTGGGTCTCCACCACGTCCTTCACTGCGCGCCGCTTCGACGCTCCGATGACGTGCGTCTCCTCGGCCTCGGTGTCCCGCAGGAAGCCGCCCGTGATCTGGCGCAGCTTCATCAGCTTCGCCAGGACGTTCGGCGCCTCGACAATCTCGCCGCTCGCAATCTCCGCTGCCAGCTCGTCCCGCATCTGCCGGTACGTCTTCTCCTCCACAGCGCCCAACTTGACGTGGACCTCCACGTCGTTGACGGGCGGGAGGTCCAGTGCGTCCTCTTTCTTCACGACGTGAGCCCTCTCGGCCACCCGGTCGTGGAGGTCTTGGAGCATCACCGGGTCGTACTTGCGGGCGCCCGCTCCCTTGTAACCACCCGGCAGGGAGTAGCGATTCTGGAACGCCTCCCACGACCAGGGTTGGATCGAGCGCCAGTCCGCCGTGGTCATCCGCAGGGGGTTCTTGGTGAAGGGCTCCCGCGCCTGCGAGCTGAACGTCCACGGCGCCATGAACCGCCACTGGCCGTACACGTCGAGCGGGCTGTGCGAGGACACCGTGCCGGTGAGGATGATCCGGTGTTTGGCGAGAGGCGCCAGCAGGTACATCGCCTTGCTCACGTTGGAGTCGTGGGCCTTGATGATGTGGCTCTCATCCACGACGATGACGTGGGGTGCGTAGGCGCGCACCGCGCGCAGCATTCGCGCCTTCTGCGCCGCGTTGCAGCACCACGAGGACACGGCCCCGGCGCTGAGGCTCAGGATCGTGACGCGGTTTCCGGAAACCTGCTTGGCCCGGGTACCCCCGTGGTCCGAGCTGACCTTCGCGTTGGGCACCCCGGCCCACTGCTTCGCCTTCGGGAGCTTCGCCAGGATGTCCGCCGTGCGGCCCTCCATGAGCCGCGCCTTGAGCGGGGAGTCCATGAAGTCCCGTGGTTGCAGCACCCAGGTATCCGCCGCCGTGAGCGGCGCGACCACCAGGACCCGGACCTCCCCGATCCGATCCGCGAGCCGGTCGAGCCACGCTGCCGTGGCCCCGGTCTTCCCGCAGCCGGGGTCCCACAGCAGCGCGCCCACACCCTGCACGCGGTCCAGATGCTTGACGCCCTCGACCTGATGCGCCATGAGTGTGTGCTTGGGCACCGGGCTCAGTCCTCCCGAGGGTCGTTGCAGCTATCGCAGTCGAACGGGCACTCGTCCCGCTCTGCCTTCTTCTTCTTCTTCTTCTTCTTCTTCTTCTTCTTCTTGCTCATGCACTCTTTCTCCTGTCTGCTACTTGCCGTAGCGCTCCATGATCTTCCCGCCGCCCTTGACGGGCAGGAAGGGCGCCCACGTCGGTGACGTGGACATAAGCCCGAGAGTGTCTTGCAGCACGCGGTCGGCGCTGCGCTCGGGGGTCTCGATGACTACCTCGTCGTGCACGTGCATCACGGTGCGGCCCGGCCAGCCGCCCGCCGTCATCTGCTCGATCTGCATGAGCAGGTCGAACATAACGTCGCGCGCCCCGGCCTGCGTCAGATTCTCGGTGAGCTTCCCGCCGTGCGTGTCCGTGCGGGAGTGGCCGACGCCGCTGCTCTTGCCGATGAACGTGCGCCGGTCGATCCGCTCCGGGTTCTCCGGGTCGGCGTGCGACCGGGCGAACCGGTACCAGATGCTCCGACCGGAGGGGAGGACCAGCCGGTTATGCCTGCCGTCCCTCACCATCTGTAGGCACTCGTTCTGGCCCCAGGTTGACGGCGAGCCGGTCACGGCAGCCAGGTCCCAGGCCATAGCGCACTGTTTCCAGAAACGCACCGTCGCCGGGGAGTTGTCGCGGTAGGCGTCTCGTAGCGCCAACAGCGCCGGGTAGTGGTGCGCGTCGCGGTTCCACTCGTGGAACTTCCCGGGTGCGCCCAAGGCCAGCCACTGCGCGTGCAGCTCCTTGTAGTTGCCGCAGTCGATGCCTGCGCCCTCGGCGCCCATCGTGACCAGCGCGCCTGCTCCCCCGGCGTAGCCGAGGGCTAGGCAAGCGACCTTCGCCTGCTGGCGGACAGCGCACTCCTCGCACTTGCCGCACTCCTCGCACTTCGCGCGAGCCGCGATGATCCGCTGCTTCGGTACGCCCAGCACGGTCTCGGCGGTGGCCTCGTAAATCTTCCCGGCGCCCCGGAACTCGGCCTCGACCCACTTCTCCCCGGCGAACGCGCCGAGCACGCGGGCCTCGATCGCGTTGTAGTCGCACACCACGAAGACGTGGCCCTTGGCCGGGACCAGGCTGGACCGCACGGTGCCCTTGGCGATGCGCGGTGCGTCTCTGCCTGCGGCCCCGAACAGCAGGCGCCTGCGATCTGCGTCGCTTGCTTCGTACCGGGGGAGATTCTGCGGCTGGATGCCTCGGCCCGCCTCGCGCCCGGTGTGGGCGCCGTAGAACCGGAAGGCCCCGCGGACGCGCCCGTCCCCGCTGCGCTGCTTGAGCGCCGCCTGATGCTTCGCCACGCTGGACAGCGAGGCGTTGCCCTTGAGCTGCAAGACCTCGGCCACGTGCGGTGGGCAGCTCGGGTCGGCCAGCGCTTCCTCGCGGGGCTCCTTCGCCAGCGACAGCATCGGGTAGCCCTGGTCGTCCAGCCAGCCGCGCATCTGCTGGATGGAGTTGGGGTTCGCCAGCCCGGTGCGCGCCTTGAGTTCGCCCATTAGCCGGTCGCGCTCGGCCTCGACCTGACGGACCGCGGCCTCGGACAGCCCCTTGAAGTGACGGACACCCCGGTCGTTGATCCGTTGGTCCGCCTCGTACTCGGCCTGTAGCTCGGGTGGCATCCCTGGGAAGGAGGCCGCTACCAGCGCCTCGGTACGCACGTCGTTCTCGCAGTAGGCGCGGAACTTCCCGAAGTCCGCGACGTGGTTCTGTCCGCACCAGCAGTCGCCAGGACCAGGGCTGTGGAATGGGTTGTTATCCGGGACTCCGGTCCGCTTACGGGTCTCAGGCACGGAGAACAGCTTGATGAGCCTTCGGCCCTCCGGGTCCTTCTGGATCGGTGAGCGCACCGCGCGGGCCACTTCGTCCAGCGTGCCGAACACGCCGTGCACGTTCGCCAGGACAGCGGAGCACCGCCAGTTCTCCGGGTCCAGGTAGAACCCGGTCGGCATGTTCAGCCACCGGCTGAGGGCGACCCGCTCGAAGTTCGCGTTGAAGGCGTGTTTCTGGAAACGCGGCTCGGTGAGGATGCGCTGGAACGTGGCGACCTGCTGCGCGTTGCGCTGGTCCAGGGTGCGGATCGCACCCAGCCGCTCGGTGCCCCCGGGGTATCGCCAGATGGGGGAGTAGCTGATGACCAGCGCCTCGAAGTGCAGATCCTCCGCGTAACGGTAGGAGCCAGCGTCGATGGGCGTGGCGGACTTCGTCTCAATGTCGATGCGGGCGCCGATGCAGGTTCGTCGCGGTTCTCTGCCTGTGCTGGTTGTGCCCACTAGCTGCCTCCTGTCTGGTCTTGCCTGTCGAGTTCTAGTGGGGGCTTCGCACCCCCTTGGCGCACCTTGTGTTTAGGCTCTAACGGCGCTGGAAACGAGCAGTGCCCCACGGTGGGAGTCGAACCCACACTGGCCGGGGTTTGAATCCGGTGCCTCTACCTGTTGGGCTACGGGAGCTGGTGCACCCCGGCTGGCTCGGGTGGGATCAGGGCCAAGCCAGCCGGGGCGGTTCAGGGGGTCACGACTCAGAGGTCGTCGTACTCGTACTCGTCCTCGTCGTCGTAGAGGTCGTCCTCGTCGTCCTCGGGCTCCGGCTCGGGCTCCGGCTTGCGCCGACGCCGGGTCGCCGCGGGCTTCGCGGCGGCGCGGGTACGGCGGGCGCGGGGCTTGGGCTCCGGCTCGGGCTCGTCGTCCTCGTACTCGTCGTCCTCGAAGCTGTCCTCGTCCAGCTCCTCGTCATCGAGCACGTCGAACATGGTCTCGACGGCGGGCTTGCCACCGCCGCCCAGCGGCTCGCCGTCCGCGACGAACTGCACGCCGTTGAGGCCGAACCCGATGCCCTGCGACTGGTTGGAGTAGGCGTAGACATCGACCGCGAGCTTGATCTTGCACCCGGCGTATACCGCGCCGGGGTCCGTGATCAGGTTCCGCTGGCGGTCCACGACCGCGATCGGGAACTTCGTGCGGGCCGTGAAGAAGAAGCTGTTGGCCCGCTCCGGGTAGCGCTCGCCTGCGGTGGTGCCGTCGCCGGTGATCTTGTTCTTCTCGCGGTCACCGTCGTGGAGGGCGTTCTTGACGCCCTTCCAGTTGGCACCCCACTGCTCCTCACCGACCTCCTTGACGGCGGTCAGCAGCGCGCGGCACGCGGCGCGGTCGCTCTTCGGGATGATGATCTGGACCTCATAGCCCTCGGAGCCGTCGTCCCGCTTGCGGATCGTCGCCGGGAACAGGTGGGGGAACGAGCAGGTGCCGACGCCGGTGGTCAGCGAGCGGCTGGCGGACTTGCCCTTGGTCTTCGTTGCCATGAACGCTTCTCTCTTTCAGGAGTTGTCGTAGCGAATGAGTTGTGAGAGTTGTTACTGCTAGCTGATTATCTAATCAGCCGTACTCCCGGAGGGACTCGAACCCACACTGACCGGAACCTAAATCCGGTGCCTCTACCATTTGGACTACGGGAGCTTGTGTTTCTTTATCCGGTGGGGCCTGAACGCGGCGGGTGGGTACATAGGACGCCAATCCTTTTAGAGCACCCGCCGCGTTCAGGCTCCATCGTTTCTAGAAACAGAATGGATACTACCCGCTCTTCTAGCCGGGCAGTACCCATTCTATCACGCTGTCTTACATCGTGAAGCTGCGCATGGAGCGCGCTACTTCCTCTTGCGTTTCACCTGGATGGTGGTGGTGTCCCTGATCTTGTCGTGGCCCTCGCCAATGACGTACAAGGTCCAGATGCCGCGGAACCCAGGCTTGTAGAGGTTGTGATCCTTGTCCACCACCACGCCGTCCGCGTCCTTGCAGATCGGCGTGGACTTCTTCCCGGGCGCGAGCCACCGGAGGTCCTTCGGCCCCTCCCTCCTGGACCATCCGCAGGCGATCCGCAGTCGCTTCTTTCCCTTGTTGATGACGGTCCCGCAGATATCCCAGCGGTCGCACAGGTACCCCATCGTGAAGCCGTTGGCGTCGAGCCTCGGGGTGTAGCCCTCCGGCTCGGTGAGCGATACGGCGCTGAGGCTCGCGGTGGTGGCGCTGAGGAAGCCGCCCGTGTGCTCGGACTCGACGGGTGCTGCGCTGGCGGGCTGCACCACGTTGGTGGTCACGAAGATCAGCGAGCCGATCAGGACCCCGACGACGGCGAGCGCCGCCCGGATCAGGTATGCGTTGGTGTTTCTTAGGACTTGCATGGTGCTCTCCTAGCTTGATTGGTCGTCCCGAGACTAACTGTTCACGTAGAAGTCCCGCTGGCCCGCGAGTTCCAGCAGGGTCTCCTTGAGAGTGGGTCGTGGCCGAAGCTGCCGGAACTCCTGGTCG